ATAAAAGCCTTTTCACAATTTGGTATATCTTCCTGTACTTGTATATATCGACTTTCAGGAAAGAGGTTCATATATTTTTTACAATGTTGACCTATTCCACTCAGGAGAGTTGGGCCAATGAATAACATTTAATTTAAAGATAATATTTCCTTTATATATATTATACAATGCATCCCAACGAAAAATTGAGAAGAGCCACAGAAGCAGCTAATGCTACTAAACGTGTAGTTTCACCAGCCCCAACTCCAGCCCCAACTCCAACTCCAGCCCCAACTCCAGCTCCAACTCCAGCTCCAACTCCAGCTCCAGCTCCAGCTCCAGAAGCCCCAAAAAAGACGGTTAAACGTGTCGTTAAAAAGAAGGCTGCGGAACCGAAGGCGTAAATTTGTTTTTAACAAAAATGAACCCACCTACGATGAGCGTTATAAATAATACCAAGTATCGTAATGGGTATTTTTTCTTTTTTTCTTTTTCCATTTTTTCGATATCATGTTTATCTGGAAGTTTTTCAACATTTATGTTGAGTTCATCTATCTTCCCGATAAGTTTATGTATAGCTTCTAAAATTTGAACTTCTCTATTTATAGGTTTTTCCTTAACGTCTATAGTTGTTACTTCTAGTGTCATGAACCATTCAGAATCAGGTTGTAGTTTTACATAATCCCCGTCACCTTGTTGTTCATATATTTCAAAATTGAGCTGCTGGATGGATATGGGGTTAAATAAAGACGTTGGTCTATTAAAAGATTTCCATTGTTTATCTTGTATTTTAAAATTACTTGAACCATCAAATATTCTTTCTAAAGGTACACGTGTAAATATTTGCCCTTTTCGTTCATTTAGAATTTGTGCCGTTTTTGGTATATCATCGCATACAATATCTATATATTTTGCACCATTACCTGTACCACCACCAGATACACCCACTTGTGTTACGTAGAAATCAACGACTTTTAAACCACATACTTTATTTATATCTGATACATGAGTATTTGATTCAAGGTTTAAATCAAAGGAGAATGTATTATTCGTACCATTTACAAAATTTGAATCTATTGTTATGTACTGAATCTTTTTAGGTAACTCCTGGAGTGAAACCATCTTGTATTTAGTATATAAAAAAATAAATTGAATTAATAACAGTATGTATACATTCTATAACAGTGTATGTCGTTTATTACATTCTAGTAAATCTAGTAAATCTAGTAAATCTAGTTTAGATAATATATCCAAAGGCCCCTTGCATAATATATCCAAAGACTCCTTGTATAATAATATAATGATATCACCTGAAAATACTAATTCTAGAATTATTACAGAAAATGATGCTGGTGAACGGGTTATATTAGAATATAATAAACACGATAAAACATTTGCTCATTATAGACCTAAGTACTTAAAGTATAAATAATTTATTAAACAAATAAAATATAATGAAATGGACGATTACATTGCCTTACACACGTACGACTATAAACTCTCGTATTGTCAAGCGACAAACGACCTCCCAGAAGACATGCAAAGACTTATATGGGAAAAACTTAATACATACGAATCGCAAAATCGCGAGTGTCCGGGGGCGCCTCGGAAAAACAAACAAAGTTCGCGCTTCTCAACAGAACGACTCGGAAACTTGGTCAGAAAATGGAGAGAAAAATGGGGAGAACCAGACAGTTTCTAAAACGCGTAAATCGAAACCAACTGTTGTATCAATAATGAATGGAGGAAAACATGGGTATACATTAATAAACGATAATTACGATTTGGAATTTGATGAAATAAAAAGACGTATTGATTCTATCGCCAAAAATGGTATTGAGAAATGTGAAATTTCAACGACTATGGATAATGTTTTGTCTATAATTTTAGGTGGGGGTCAAGGTACGCGTTTGTATCCCTTAACGGAGAAGCGTGCTAAACCGGCAGTACCGCTCGGGGCGAATTATCGTTTGATTGATATACCCGTGTCTAATTGTATTAATAGTGATATTAATAAGATTTACTGCTTAACACAATTTAATTCTGCATCTCTCAATAGACATATTTCAAGGGCGTATAACTGTATGGGATCTTATTATAAATCTGGGTTTGTTGAGGTTTTAGCTGCACAACAGTCTCAAGATAATAAGACATGGTTTCAAGGTACTGCAGATGCTGTTAGACAATACCAATGGCTTTTTAATGATTCTGGGTGTGATGAATATCTTATTTTATCCGGGGATCATCTGTATAGAATGGATTATAAATCTCTTATTATGCACCATCGTCGAACATGTGCGGATATTACAGTTTCAGCAATTCCGGTAGACGAAGATAAAGCAGGATCGTTTGGTTTAATGAAGATTGATATAAATGGACGAGTAATAGATTTTGCAGAAAAACCAAAAGGTGATGATTTATTGAGAATGGCTGTGGATTTTTCTACTTTAGCTGATTCCCTTATTTCTAACGAAACAAAGCCTTACATTGCGTCTATGGGCGTTTATGTTTTTTCTGCTAAGATTATGAAAGATTTATTAACCATTTACTGTGAAGATAAAATGGACTTTGGTGGAGAAATTATACCACATGCTACGAGTATGGGCATGCATGTTCAATCTTATATTCACGATGATTACTGGGAAGATATAGGTACAATTAAATCATTTTATAATGCGAATTTACAATGTAATGAGGATGATTCACCATTTTCATTTTATGATGTTGATGCACCTATTTATACTTCTTTGAGGTTTTTACCACCTACAAAAATGTTAGGTTCTCAGGTATTAAAAAGTACTATCGGTGATGGATGTTACATTCATAAATCAAAAATTAAAAATTCTGTAATTGGTTTACGATCTTCCATCTCAGAAAATTGTACAATTGAGGATACGTTATTATTGGGTGCAGATTATTATGAAAATGAAGAAGAGTGTAGATTAAAATATGATTGTTTTATGCCTATAGGCGTTGGTCAGGGAACTACCATAAGGAATGCTATAGTTGATAAGAATGCACGTATAGGAGCTCGGTGTTATATAACCAATTCAAAAAATGTGGAAGAAGATTTGAGTAATGAAGAACGTGGTTGGGTAATCAAGGATTATATAGTTATAATTTGTAAAGATGCAACTATTCCCGACGGGACTGTAATCTAAGATAAAGAATTAAATATTTATATTAAATAAAATGAAATGTACATCGCATACCCGAACTTTAACGTGTTTAGCGCCTAAAAATCGTCGTAAAGTTGTGAAGTGTATGGGTGTGAAAAAACGTCCATCCCCTTCATCAATGCGCGAAGAACTAAAAGAAGAAACAATTCATGATTCTCAATTAAAATACTCAAAACAATGGTTTAATAGAGAAAAAGAAGTCCAATTAATTTATAATAATGAACCGTATGCGAATGATTTATACGAACGCATGCAATTACTTGCGCGCGAAGAATATAGTCAGGAAGATTTCAGACGTCAGACATATGACTCTTATTCACTTATTCTTTATCAACATCTCATTACAGAGTTAAATATACAGAGACTTGAAATGAAATATATATCTCTTTTTGGTGATAAATGGAGAAATAAAGATGAATTGTATAGAATTGAGCAACGTATAGATACATCAACAATTAGAATTGGGAGATTTAAAAGTAGAGAGCGTGCATTTAAGAAAAAATATTTTCAAGATGAAAACTATATTATTAAAGGTATAGATATATAATAATTAAATTGTAATGTTGAGTATAATAAATCCAAATACTAAAACCATTAGAATATCGTGCCCCACTAAACGTAAAGAAGGTTTAGCGGAATATGAACGTATAAAAGATAAAATTAAAAAGTCAACTTTGCAATACGGTGCCGCCGTTTCAACATATCATTTTATTTTTCATACACCAGTTGACGGTGTTTCCGCGAGTTTAGGAACAGTCGCGTCTTATATTTATGTTAATTCACTTTCTTCGTATGTTGACAATATAGAAAGATTACCTGGTTTGAATAAACGGCTACTCGTACCGACATGTCTCGCTTTAGCAGAATCTATGTGGAATACAGTAGATTTACCATTCGATTTTAATATGGGGGCAACATTATTTGGATTTTTATCGTATAAAGTGGCATTTTATCAAATTGTAGCCGAGGAAATATTAATGTACAGTGAAGACCTAAGTGATATAGATCAGTTATAATAATTAAAATACAAAATGTCTTCTCTCATTTACGAACTTACGAAACAAACTGTTACTCTTGAAAGACTCGATAAACTTGACGGTGTTTTTTCGAGTTTTAGAACCGATAAATTTGCATTGGGTACACCTTCTCAAGTGTATGGTATTAGACCAAAACACAATTTTCCACATGAATGTAATCCCAAAGACCTTCATCATATTGCATATGTTGGTATATCTGCATTTAATGATAAACTTCATATAATCGATTTTATGTATGAGGAAAAATATGAAAATAATACTCGAATGGGTATTCTTGAACCAGCGTTACGGATGTTGGAAAAAGATGAATTGGGTACAATGATTGTCCCACGGCAAATTTCAAGTGACTGGATAGAGTTTTGGATGAATTACTTTAAGAATGAATTTAAATGTCAAAAAACTCTTTTGCAATTTGTTGAAAAATATAATCTTCATGGGAGTGTTGATTGGACGGAACTTTATAATGCATTCAATGTAGATATGGACTTAAAACTTAGCAACTAATATGTAATATAATATACTATGAGTCTCACTCTTGAACTTCTTAAAAACTGTACTTCTATTATAGAACTTTATGATGTAAATGAATTATTTTCAAATTTAAGAGGTGAACCATGTAGAGTATATGCTTTACGCGCCGAATTTGGATACCCTCAACATCTTATTCCCCCGAATACATATAATTTTATAGCTTATATTGGTATTTCTAAAACAAAAATTGATACATCTTATGGTCAAGCTCAATTTATTAATTTTTATTACGAACCCGAACCTATTGGTGTTTTAGAACACTTTTTTGATATATACCTTGAAAGTGAAAAGGAAATTCTTAAAGAAATTAATTATAAAAATGGTGAGGAATTTTCCGTTGAACTTTTTCCAAATAAAATCACAAAAAAGAATCTTGAATTTTGGAAAAATTACCTTAATAACGAATATGATGTAAATGATAAAATATCACTTGATGATTTCTTAGATGATTATGAAATCAAATATTATACAAATTATGACAAATTACAAGATAGTTTACCGAATAATATCGATGATTTAGATAATGAAAGTGAATATGAAACTGAACCCGATGAGGATAAATAAACACCTAAGTATACACTATTATATCTATATAATTAAGAAAATGCGTCCTAATTGTTTATACGAAAATTGTCTCTGTCGTCAAGGAAAAAACGGGTTTTGTGTAAAACATCGTGAAATTGGAGAAGCTGTAGAAGCTCTTTTACTTTTAAAAAAAATAACAAACCTAAGTTGTAATAAAACTAAATAAAAAATATCATTTCTAATATAAATTATGGAAGACCTTACATCTTTAATGCAAGTCATAGACCTCAATTCTAAGATAATTTCTGAAGGTGATTATCTTAAAATGTGTAATTCTATAAAAAAGATACATGATTACATCAAATATATTGATTGTGATTCTGACGAAAGTGATGACGAAGAATTTATGATTCGTCGTGTTATTGAAAACATAACAGTACCACCATTTTCAACTACCCCGCGTACTCCTCAACTTCCACCTATTGAAAACGAGTCACCCGAAACTATAATTGATGATCTTGTGAGATATGATACAGTTGCTCCTTCACCTATACAATCGCGTCGTGGAGATTTTGTGCATGTGGACTTACCACCTATACGAACAACACAAATACCCGATATATTACGAGACAGGGAATTAGAAGATGAACTTATTGAAGTAAATCGTTCAATACATATAACATTGAAGAGAATGGAAAAACTTAAACATAGACGAAACATAACGAGTTTTATTCGTAAAGAGGCTGTGAAAAGGTATGCACGAGGAGTTGGTATTAATTTACATGTATATACCATTGACGCACTTTTAGATGCGGGGTATGATGTTGGTCCACCTCATATTTTTTTCAAAAAATATTTGGAAGACTATAATGATGATATAGATGTAAAGTATAATGAATTATCAGAAGAATTAAAAGAATTAGAATACGATAAAACAAGTATCATAGACGAACTTATAAATTTTTAATTGAATCAATATCATTTTCAAATATAATTTTACACCATTTTTCATTGAGGTTACCCAGTGGTGAATATTCAAATATTAAATGTACTAAAGCGCCTGCAATTATTAAATTACCTGCACCTTTGTAAATAAATTTCGTCATACCTTTTTCTACACTAAATAAACAAATACCTATGAGAAGTGCTTCAAATAATACCGATGTTACAGGCCGCATTTTTTTTATATTACTATAGTATAACAAAATAAAAATGGACTATCAAGCAATCGGAATGGGTCTCGCACTCATGCTCATCATGGGTGGAATTCTCTACAACTTTCTTCCACGAAACCGCCCTGCCGCACCTCAAGAAAAGCAGGCGTAAACTAAAAAAATATATAAATTAATATCTTGTGATATATAAAATGATACCACTACATCGTTCAAAAATTGTTCTTCTGGTGGCTTCTATCATTCTATTTATCATTTTACTATGGTATAAAATACCAAATTGTAAAAAAGAAGAATATGTGATAGATGATCTTAAATTTTCATGGAAAAATGGAGCGAGTGTAAATGATATTGTATCAGAATGGATCCTAGTAATAAAAGATAAAAACGGGGATGAAATCCATAGAATGGTTGATAAAAACGAAGACCATTTTAAGGATTTTACAGATGTTTATTTAAATATTATAGATAAAAAGGATTTTGATGAACGTATTATTGGTGATAATATAGTGGATTTGTATTATAACGAAATAAAACCAGAAAATTTGTTATTTACAGAAACACTTTCATTTACAAAGGATGATTTTTCGGGTGATGTTAGACTATTTGAACCAAAAGAATACGATGGGAATAATGATTGTAGAGGTGAATATGATAAAGTTAAGAAAAATAGATTTACAAGTGGTTCAGAAGTATTTGATTGTATTCCATCAACACCTGGTGTGTATAATTGTCAATTTTGGCAATATAATGTGAAGATACCTAAAATTGGTGAAGGTGAAGAATGTCCAGCTAAAGATAGAGAAATTAAACGGATTGTATGGCCTAGAAAAGAAAAAACTGAGATAGTTGGTATGTCTTTCAGTGATGATCCGGATCCAAATACCGATGTGAATATATATGACGACGATGAATATTATAAGAAAATATACGAAGAAAAGAAGAAAGTAAGAGATGAAGAGGAAGCCGCTAGGAAAAGATCAGAAGAGGAAGCCGCCGCTGAAGCCGCAAGAAAAGCTGCAGAAGAGGAAGCCGCTAGGAAAAGGGCCGAAGAGGAAGCCGCCGCAATAGCTGCCGCCGCTGCCGCCGCTAAGAAAAAGGCAGAAGAAGAAGCTGCTAGGAAAAAGGCTGAAGAGGAAGCTGAAGCCGCTTTCCTCGCCAAAGTCAGAAGAGATAATATAGAAGCTCTTGCTAAGAAAAAGGCCGAAGAAGAAGCTGCGAGAAAAGCCGCCGAAGAAGCTGAAGCTGTGAGAAGAGCCGCAGAAGAAGCTGCGAGAAAAGCCGCTGAAGAGGAAGCCGAAGCCGCTAGGAAAAGGGCGGAAGAGGAAGCTGCCGCTGCCGAAGCTGCGAGAAAGGCGGCTGAAGAGGAAGCTGCGAAAAAAGCAGCTGCCGAAGCTGAAGCTGCGAGAAAGGCGGCTGAAGAGGAAGCTGCAAGAAAGGCGGCCGAAGCTGAAGCTGCGAGACAGGCGGCTGAAGAGGAAGCTGCGAGAAAGGCTGCTGAAGAAGCAGCCATTGCAGCCGAAGCCGCTAGGAAAAGGGCGGAAGAGGAAGCAGCTGCAAAAGCTGCTGCTGAAGAAGCTGAAGCTGCTAGGATAAAGGCAGAAAATGAAGAAGCTGCAAGAGAAGCCGAAAGAGCTGCTGCCGAAAGAGCTGCGAAAGAGGCTGCCGACGAGGCGGCTAGGAAAAGAGAAGAATATTTTGATGCGTGTAAAGATGACCCAACAAAATGCCGACATTTTGACGATTGTATGAGATGGCATAAAAAACTAAGTGCACATGAATATAGAAGAGAAAGGTTATGTAAAGATCTTAAATCTACAAAAGATCAAACACCCCCATATGTATGGGATCGAGAACCCCCTTCTCAACCATATGCGACATGTGAAAATGATCCATTCCATTGTAAAGAATATGACGAATGTGTGAAATACCATGAAAACATTGATTGTCGTGCGGATGCTTCATCGAGTTATACAGGTGTACCATCTATGAAAGGACTAGATGACCATGGTATGCAATATGGTGTTTTTGGTCCTAATACTTCTCAAAATTGGCAAAATGATGTAAGTACGTATCTTGATTGTAAAAAAAGAGCACAAGATTTGGGACATTTAGCATGGGGTATGCAAACTATATATCACTCGGAATCCAAAAATGGTAAACCTGGAAAATGTTGGACTCGAGAAAATCTTGATGATTTTGTGGCATTAAATCCACAAAGAGGTGATAATAATGACCCTAAAAAAGATTTTCATGTTGTTGGGTGTGCCGCACCTGATGTGTTTGTGACTGATAAATGTCTTGATGAAGAAGCCCAAGCTCAAGCCCGAGCTAAAGCCGAAGCTGCAAGAAAAGCCGCCGAAGAAGCTGAAGCCGCTAGGAAAAAGGCAGAAGAGGAAGCT